CAGGTTTATCAGCAACATAATCAGTTTGGGACCAAACAGGACAACGAACAGCATTGTGGTAGGCCATAATACCAGACTTGGTAGTTGGAGCACCATCGTTTGCGTCGAAGTCAATTGCCATCATCAATGAACCACCTACAGAAGTTGGTTTTTCAGTGCTAAATTGAAAACACAAGCTATTAAACTTGTAGCTCTCATAATTTGCAGCGATAACAGACAACCAGGGAAAAGATGTTGCGATGCCAGGGTTAATGGCGTAAGCCACAGCCGCAAAAGCGACCGAACCATAAACATCAGCAATATATTCACGATGACGAATCCTCACTCGACCATCTCCGTTAAAAGCGGAACGTATATCGGGTGTGGATGTCTTAACCAGGTTACCAATTGCCGAAGGGACTGAGATTCTCTTATTTTGGAGAGTAGTCTTAGTAGTCTTAGGAGAAACTTTGGTATTCTTTGATTTTCTAGGCATGATTTCGTATTGGATTCCGCAAATCATAAGCGGGACTATTCATCTCTGTCAAACCAATCAGAATAAACCGATCGGAAGTTCCGTGTAGTCTCTCGGCATTTTAGCCACAAAAGTGACATTTAGCACGTAAATCTTTACGCCCCTATAGGGACAACGTTTTGGACTATTACTGACAGAAACCCAATGAACAGTTTTACGACTTGTCCGGGTCTTATCCATCTACCTGCTCATTCTAACCAGCTCATCAAACTCATCAATGCCAATAGGCATATTTGGAGCATGAACTATAATATCCTTATACTCATAATGAGTTAGGTTACCAAATTCATGACCAATACGACGAGAATAATGAAAAGAAATTCGATCAGATCGACCTTTAAAAGGGAAGATCGGGGCGAGTGGAGGGCAAGGTGATTTCTTTGTGATGAAACATCGGGCATTCCAATAATCACAAATAGTCCGAAGGGACATTGGATGTAGCCTATAATCTGTTTTCACAAATTTTGGGCAATAATTCGAACAGGAATTACCTGTCTGAACCTGACCAGTAGCCCGGAAAGCATAAGCAATTCGAGCCACCCAAGGGTCATCATCAAAAAGTTCTTCGGAATCACGGGGAACATACTCTCCAACAACCAATCTTGGTTTCAAGACCGCACCAGCAAATTTCGCAAGAGGGATTGAAAATCCCTCCCGAGAAAACAGCTGTAGCTCAGGACTTGAAGCAAATTGTGAAGCCATTCGTCTTTGCACCCGAGACAGATGTTTAAACCAATCTTCGGGCGCAAACTCTGGATCCAAACCAAAACCACCAAGGTGGCAAGGTAAGTACCAGCAAGGCCTGAAATATTTGCCAAAACAACGATTCTGAAACCTAGACAAACACTGTGGGACGCAACAAGCGGCCCAAGGCAGATGTCTAACCATCTTATTAAGGTCGCGAGCGGCCAAAAGAGGTGTAGAATCAGATTCGCCACCCTTAAGCGAGATACCAGTTATCACCTTCTGAGAAAGATAAGTTCTTCGACACATCTCTGAGCGACCATTTACTGTTCGTTCAAGAAACGTCTGAGAATTCATCATGCAGAAATAAGGAGAGAGATAGTGTTTTCCAACACTGATCTTAAAACCGGCGTCAACGCAACAAGGGAGGAAGTACTTATCATGAAAGGTCTTGGTACACTTAAAAAGCATATCATCGCCATTGACAAGCACGTTAAAGCGCATAATTCTTGCGAGACGAACTATTTTACCCTTCTCGCGAGGGGTAGAATCTTCAACCCAACG